CCTGTAGCACCCGTCGCACCCGTCGCACCCGTAGCACCTGTATCACCTTGAGCACCAGTGTAACCTATATCACCTTGAGGACCCTGAGAACCTGTCCCACCAATTCCTGTAACACCTATATCACCTTGAGCACCAGTGTAACCTTGAGCACCTTGAGGCCCCTGAGAACCTGTATCACCAATTCCTGTAGAACCTTGAGGACCCGGAATAGGTACTGGAACAGTAGACATTGACGTGCCATCTTGGAAATAAATTGTTCCAGTATGCAATATAGAATTACCAGACATATCAATATTACTCAAATATGTCTCCTTACTATTTAATTGTCCAGACACACCATTAATATTCATTTGTTCACTATTTGATATATTACTGTGTGTAACATTGCTTGTTGCTGAATATTGTTTTCCACCATATTTTCTAAACGTTGACATTAATATATAAATAGTTTAAAATATTTAATATATTAACTATTAAATATATTATATTACAATAGTCATTTTTCTTGTTTTCATCGGTTTATCATTAAAAAACAACATTTTATTATCATTAGTAAATATTGGTACTTTTTCATTTGTATCAAGAGTCCAGTCTTTTTGTAAACGGTCTTCTAATGTAGATTTTACAGGAGAATAACCGAGTAGTGTTCCAATTTCATTATTGTTAAATATTCTATCATATGTTTCTACTTTACCATTATTATCTAATTTAGCATGAATTTCAGCATTTTTTCCATCATAATTACCATCCCAGTTCAGTTCTGTTTCTGTAGATTTATTACCAATAGTAGTAAATGTTCTCATAGTTCCTTTATTTATAATATTTATTTTTTTTAAAGACTTTTTATTTGATGACCTGTTCTTTAAAGACCTTTTCTTTAATGACCTTCTATTTAAAGGTTTTTTTTTAGAAGATAACTTTGGCATTTATAATAACAAAATACTTTTTTTTGGTATCTTTTCAAAATATAAAATATTAGTTCTTGATATAATGGAATTAAATATAAGCGAATTTGATGATTCTCAAATAAATTATGAACAGATACCAGAAAATATCATTCCAAAAATAAAGGTAGTTAAAAAAGAAACCAAAGTCAGGTTTGAAGAGCAACCTTTTCAAAATCAAAATATAAAACCAATGAATTCTGGTGTAAAAGCTAGAATGGTAAGACCATATCAACCAGAACCCAAACCAAAAATTTCATATGATGATATATTGAATAAAATGGGAATGTTTGTAGCTGAAGGAAAATTACACTTGTTAGAAGATAAGACACCTACACAACAAGCAAATTTTGTACAAAAGACTCCAATACAACAAACAAATGTGGTACAAAACCCTGTTCAGAATAGTTATATATATAATAAATATTTTCAAAATAATGAATATGGAGGACAAGAACAACCCCAGCGACCATTAACACCATTGGAATACAGGGATATGTTAATTAAAAATATAATACAAAAACATAAAATAAAACAGCTCAAATCTACAAAGTTGATAATGCCAAATTCAAACATTAATTTTGCTCCGGGTCCAACAGCAAATCTTAATAAGTTATTTGGGTTTTCCCAAAGATAATTATATTAGGGTAATATAAATGGCTAATTTATTAAATAATGTTATGGATGAAGCAAAGGAAATATCAAATCTAGGAATGATATCGCCAGATAGTCCATTAAGAAAACAAATAGAATTAGCATTGAAACCTAAGGTTAAACTAACAAAAAAACAGAGACCTAAAATAATTATTGTTGAAGAAACCAAAAAAACTAGGAAGTCTAAGTCAACACTGGCAGCAGTAAAAGAAAAACCAAAGCCTGAAAGTCCAAAACCAAAGCCTGAAAGTCCAAAACCAAAGCCTGAAAGTCCAAAAACAAAGTCTGAAAGTCCAAAACCAAAGCCTGAAAGTCCAAAACCAAAGAAAACTAGGAAAAAACAAATTCCAGTTTTTAAACCAGAAAAACCAATAAAAACAGTAAAAAGTAAAAAAGAATTGATTGTTAATTACTCAAAATCACCAGAACATAAATTAGAAGGCATAGGTAAAATACAAGAACCAATTGAAGAAATCATCATAATTCCAAAATCAAAGTCAAAAGTTTCTAAGAAAAGAAATTTAAAGATACCGCAACAAACTCAAGTAATAATGAGTGAGCAACCAGGAAAAAAATATAATGAAGAATTCATTGACATTCTTGACAAACTAAGTAATATTATGTTGAAACAAGGTGAACCATTTAGAGCCAGAGCATATCAAAAAGCCCAAGAAACTATTATGTCATATCCTGAAAATATTACTAATCCATCTCAATTAAAGGGTTTGCCTGGGATAGGTGATACAATTATGGAGAAATTAAATGAGTATGTTCAAACTGGTACTCTTGCTGTTTTGGAAAGAGAAAAGACAAATCCAGTAAATATTCTTGCCGATGTATATGGTATAGGTCCTAAAAAAGCAAAGGAATTAGTAGAAAAAGGTATTACAACAATCGAGCAACTAAGAGACAGACAAGATGAATTATTAAATGATATTCAGAAGGTAGGTCTCAAATATTACGAGCAAATTTTGGAGCGCATTCCCAGGTCAGAAATAGAAGAATATAAACAAATATTCAATAGTGCGTTTTCAAAAGACCCTAACTCCAAGTTTGAAATTGTTGGTTCTTATAGACGTGGGTCAGAAGCATCAGGTGATATTGATGTAATTATTACAAGCAGTTCTGCTACTGTTTACAAGAGTTTCATAGACGAACTAATAAAGCAAAAGGTAATTATTAATGTCTTATCTAGAGGCTTATCCAAGACACTTGTAATTGCCAAGTTGCCTGGAAATCGTGTTGCTAGACGAGTTGATTTCTTATATTCGCCACCTGAAGAATTCGCATTTGCCATATTGTATTTCACGGGAAGCAAAGCATTCAACACTGTTATGCGTCAAAAAGCAGTGGACCAAGGTTATACATTGAATGAACACGGTATAAGTCTAATGGAAAATAAGATTAAAGGACAAAAGATAGACCAACCATTTGAAAATGAACAGGCAATATTTGACTTCTTGAAGTTGGAATATAAGACGCCAATTGAAAGAAAAGATGGGCGGGCTGTTATGGCGGCTAATGTAGGTAAAATGATGCCAGCTATTGAGCCTACAGTAGTGAAGGTGGCAATTCCTGATGTACAGGCTGTAACAGAGAGTCATGAATTACAACCTACATTAGTGAAGGCGCAACCCCCAGAGAAGGAAAAGAAAAAAATCACGCGTAAGAAGAAACCGGCTGTTGAATTAGTTTTAGTTGAAGAACCAAATGCTAAAGTAGAAGCATCTGTTGCTACTAAAGCAATACAACAAATTAATGAGGAAATTAGCCCTGAAATCGTCGTAAATTTAAATCGATTTAAGCACGAAGGTATTTCCGTTTTGGAGCCACTAAATGAAAAAATGCTTACCGATATGATTCGATTTTCAAACAAAGTCTACTATAATTCCGAACAGCCAATTCTAACAGACAATCAATACGATATTGTCAAAGAATATACCAATAAGAAATTCCCGTCAAATGCTGCTATTACGGAAATTGGTGCCGAAGTTTTGCGTAATAAATCACAATTGCCTTACGAAATGGCGTCAATGGAAAAGATAAAACCCGACACTGGCGCTCTCAGCGAATGGTCAAAAAAATACAAGGGGCCTTATGTATTATCGTGTAAATTAGATGGTGTTTCTGGTCTTTATACAACGGAAGGAGCGCAACCCAAACTATACACAAGAGGTAATGGAATAGTAGGTCAAGATATCAGCTATTTGATACCTCATTTGAAGCTGCCAAAGACGCAAGGTCTTGCGATTCGCGGTGAGTTTATTATTCCAAAGACCATATTTGAAGACAAATACAAGGACAAATTCGCCAATCCTAGAAATATGGTTGCTGGAATTATCAATCACAAAACAATCAACGAGACAATTAAAGACATCCATTTTGTAGCATATGAAACCATTATACCGGCAGGTCTTGAGCCATCAAAACAAATGGAATTCCTAGGCACTGTTAATGTGGAGCGCGTCTTATATAAGATGGAAACTAGCTTAACCAATGAATTATTGTCTGAACTACTTGTTGATTGGAGAACAAATTATATATACGAAATTGATGGTGTGATTGTTACAAATGATGCGGTTTATCCAAGAACATCTGGAAATCCTGACCATGCTTTCGCATTCAAGATGGTTTTATCAGACCAAATGGCAGAAGCTAAAGTTGTTGATGTTATTTGGACACCAAGTAAAGACGGATTATTGAAACCACGTGTCCAAATAGAACCCATTCATCTAGGCGGAGTTCAAATAGAGTATGCTACTGGATTTAATGGTGCGTTTATTCTAAATAATAAGGTCGGTATTGGTGCAACAATTGAGCTTATTCGCAGCGGTGATGTAATACCGCATATCAGAGCTGTTACAGTACCAGCTCCTGAAGCAAAAATGCCATTAGTTCCTTATGTTTGGAATTCAACACATATAGATATTATGCTTGAAAATGCCGCCGAAGACCCAACAGTGAAGGAAAAGAATATTACAGGTTTCTTCAAAGGTATTGAAGTTGATGGTCTAGGTGCGGGTAATGTTGTAAAAATTATTGGCGCTGGATACGACACTGTAAGTAAGATTATTCAAATGTCAGAAGAAGATTTCTTGAAAGTAGAGGGTTTTCAAAAGAAAATGGCATCAAAGATATTCACAGGTATTAAAGATAAACTTGAAAAAGCATCACTTGTAACCATTATGTCTAGTTCAAATGTATTTGGTCATGGATTCAGTGAGGCTAGATTGACACTTATTATGGATGCGGAACCAGGTATTTTGTTATCTAAAGAACCTAGTGAAACAAAAATTAAGAAGCTAACAGAAATAAAAGGTATGGCTGCTAAAACAGCCTCAGCATTTGTAGAGAAAATACCTGATTTTGTCGAGTTCCTTAAGAATACTGGATTGGAAAGCAAAATTTCATCTGTGACTACTCCTAAAGTGACACCAATCGCAATAAACCATCCATTCAATGGCAAGACAATTATAGTGACAGGACTCACAGAAAAGGTCATAGAAGACAAAGTCAAGGCAGTTGGTGCCAAATTTGGTTCCACAGTGTCAAAAACCACGGATATTTTGGTCGCAAAATCAGTGACAGAAAGCTCTGGCAAATTGGATAAGGCACGGGAACTAAATAAGACGCTTGCGAAACCAATACAGATTATTTCATTAGAGGAGTTTTATAAGCTTGCGACTGTATAAGCTTGCGACTGTATAAGCTTGCGACTGTATAAGCTTGCGACTGTATAAGCTTGATAAAATTAATTAGTGGTTACAATAAAAAATGAGATGTATATACACCTCATTTTTTATATTTTTTTTATTATTTTTTATATTTTTGTTTGTTATATG